GACCTTTGCAAAGGTAAGCAATCTCGCAACTGAGATTTAATATTTTTAAGACAAATCTTACTCATGTATCTTATATAACATGGGATAAATCTATTGCAACAATTATTTTTTCCTACTTTCCTAAAAAACAGGAAAGCAAAATAAAACTGGGAAGAAATAACCCGCATAAAACCTCACTTTTCCTAAAAGTACCCCCTATAAGGGCGTTTTCCCCACAAAATTTTTTTTGAAAAATTTTTTTATGGGGAAATTTCTGGGAAACTGGGAAAAATCGGCTATTATCCGCATAAACATTGGCTTTTTTGCCAAAAAAAACTAGGAAAAAACTAGGAATTTTTCCTAAAAAATAGGAAAGTGTTTAAAATCAATAACTTATTTGGTTATTTTTTAAAAAAATCAATAAAATCAATAATAATATCAAATTTTATATAAGGGCTAAAATCTCAAAACAAATTTTTTTTTATTTTTATTTATATTATTTTTTGCTTTATAGGGTGGTATTATATCTTATGCCAAAAAAACCAAATGCCTTAAAAACCATTCACGACCTTACACCAAAGCAAAGGTTGTTCGTAGATACACTTGTCCAAAATTGGGGTCAAAAAACAAAACAAGATGTTGCTATGGAAGTTTATGATTGTAAAGATCGAACTAATGCGTCTAAGTTTGCATACGAATTATTGCACCCTGATAAATCACCTCATGTTGTAAGATATTTGGAAATGCAATTATCAAAAGAATTAAAAAAATACGAAAGTGATAAACTTCGTCATTATAAAATTTATGAACGACTACAACAAAAGGCGGAAGATAAAAAGCAATTTAATGCTTCAATCAATGCACAATTTAGAGCGGGGCAAATGGCAAATTTATTTGTTGATCAAAAACAAATTCAAATCTCAGGTATCGAGGGTATGAGTAGAGAAAAATTAGAAAAAAGATTAGAAGAACTTGAAAGCAAAATAAATGAAAACAAAAAAATCATTGACATTACGCCAGAAGAAATTGTTGAAGGAAAATGATTTCTTCACAGTATTCAATGAAGTTTTTAACTCTCATTTATCAACCAATGTGGGTCAGGTGGAAATAAAAGTAGATGAAAAAAAGAATTGTTTTAAAAAGAAAAAATAAAAATTTATTATCTATTGAAAACTATCCAATGGTAGAAATACTTTGGCAAGATATTGAGAGCAATTCCGCTTGGCAATCATTAAAAGAATTAGATAATGCAAAATTACCAGTTTGTCATACTAAGGGGCATTTATATTCTCAAAAAAATGGCATTACAAGAGTATTTGGGGATTATTCAAAAGATGATGATAATAATATTAATGAAATTGGAAATACAACAATTATTCCAACCTCAGTTATCGTTGATATTAAAAAACTTTAAAATACCAACCAAAAAATAAAAACAAAAAAATAAAATATCAAAAACTTTGCGCCTGTGTTTGGTGTAATCATCATATTTTTAATTTACCCATTATCCAACCAATTAATGCAATTATCATTAAAATAACAAAGGGGGCATGACCGATTGAAAATATAATCACCCATTCCAACCATGTAGGCAATGTGTGTATCCAAAGTTGCTCAATCATACAACAAACCCTGATTGATCATGCCTTGCCTTACCTTTTGCAATCAATCCGACAATACTATTTTTCGGATCTAAAAACCTTAAATCTGTTTCGTCCCCGTCAATGACTTTTCGACCTAAATATTTTTTTGGTAATTTTTTAAATACCACCGCAATATTAATTTTCTTATCTTTAATCAAATCATTCACAATATAATCATTGCTTTCAGATTTACTAAAGGTGATATGATAATTTTTAGGTATTTTATTTTTAAATCTAAAATAGTTTTTTGTGTAATCATAAAAAGGCACACTTGGATTTAATTCCATTAAATTTTTATTATCTCTCACAATAAATTTTTCAAAACTTAAATCGCTTGTCCCATTTAACCTAACAGCAAATTTTAAATTTTTCTTTTTTGCTTTTTTAACTCCGAGTTTTATTTCATGGTCTAATTGCTCCAAAAATTTTTGGCGATCATATCTAAAATAATTTGTCCGATTTATTCGAGCGTTTTGGGTCGTTGAAAATGCACCCATACCCGAAGTATTTAAACAGCTTTCAATACAACCTTTTGACGCTTTTGGACAAATATTGATACCCGACAAATTATATGGGGCTAAATGCAAAATAGCTGTTTCGTATCCTTTTTTGATTGCCTTTTTAATTTTAAAATTATTATAACTTAATAATTTTTTTGGCTTTTGATACTTTGGCATTAGCTAACTCACTTTCAATTAGTTGTTTTTGTTTTTTGTTGATTTCATTTTTCAAATAATAATTAAATAAAAATTTAATTGTTTTTGCTACGGATAAATCAACTCCCATTGGATTGTTTTGTGATAGTTCAAAAATACTTTCATAAGTTTTTAAATCTAAAGAAATATTTTTAAACCCTTTGATACTATCAAGTGTACCAATATGTAGTTTTTTTTCTTTTGTCATAATTGACCTTTCATTAAGTTTGTTAAATATATAGTAAATCATGGGATTTTATTCAAGGGGTATTTTCCCATTATATCTTATTTTTTTATTGACAAAAATTTCAAATCAGTTTATTTATTTGGGCATGTCAAAAAATCTTCCTCAGACGCTCAAATTTTAACGAAATTAATTTTTATGATACTTAGGTCGAGGGGATTTTACGCCCCACTAAAAAGTGGGGCAATAAAATTAATTTTCTTTTAATATATTTTTTATGCTTTCCAAAGCATTCTTGACTTTAGCAACTTGATCAGGCGTTTTATTTTTTAAACTACTTTCCAATAAAGCTAAATTTAAAAAACCATTTAAAGTTTTATTTAAATTACTTAATTGTCCATTAAGATTTACTAATTCCTGATTAATGCTCTCAATGTTTTCAGATATGATATCATCATAATCACCCGCCATATTAATTACCCCCTTTCCAAAGTTTTTCAAATTTTTCGTTAAATGTATGGAAATTTGAATCTTCGAAAGCGTTGAAAGTACTTTCAAAAATTTTGTTTCCGTCCCATTTACAAAATTGTGAGATCATTAACCCTAATGCCTCGCAATCCGTTGCTTGTTTTGGATCTATAAAAGATTGATTTTTTTGCTCTTCAATCAACGCTTTTAATTTTTCGCTTATTGTCATTGCACCGCCTTTTTTTGTTGGTTGATTTCACTTAAATAATATTCAGCGTCTTTAATATCTGAAAAAAATTTAAAATGATTTTTGAATTTCAAAACTTTGGTGTGATACAAAATATTTGAAATCTCGTATTGCCTTGTTTTGTCTTTTGATTTTAAACCAAAATTAATATGATTTAAAAAATCATGTAAGCTAATAAAATCAACTTTCAGTTTTTTTAAATCTAGATTTATAAAATAAATTTTTAAATCTTTTTTTGATCTACTCCAAAAAACATTTTTTCTTTTTTTCATAACATCATAAATAATGGGATTTTATAAGATTGTCAAATTTTAGCATTTTTTTAATTTTCAGCGAAAAAAAACGCTCTAAGACGCTCAAATTTTAACGAAACAACCCTTTTAGGTACTAGGACACCCCCCAAAATTAAGGCAAAAAATACCCTCTTATTATATCTTATTATTTGACATATATTAAAAAATCACTATTTTGGGGGCTATGTTTAAATTTAACTTAACTGGAAGGTAAAAATGATAAACAGTAAAATAACAAAAGATGCTCTTTTATCAGTAGGTCGACAAATTGCGGCGGGATTAGAGCAAGATGGCTTAAAATGGATTAAACCTTTTGCAAGTCAATCACTTGCTAATTGTCCAAAAAATGCAATTACTGGATATGAATATAGCGGGGTCAATTTTTGGAACTTAAGTTTTATTCAAGTTCAAAATAAATTTGATTTCCCTTTATATGCGTCCAAAAATGCATGGGCAAAAGTTGGGGCAACTGTAAAGCCCGATCAAGTAAAAAATGGATTTCCAATTTTTTATTGGTGGCAAAATAAAGTAAAATATAAAAAACCCGAAAATGAAGAGCAAGACAGCTATTCAAGATGGTTTTTAAAAATTACTTGGGCATATAATCCCGATCAATTGGATTTAAGTAATTCGACTTGGACATATCCCAAAGTTGAAGATACGCCAGTTAATAAAGTTAAGGACAATATGGCGGTTTTTAATTTTGTTGATAATCAACAAGGGCTTGAATTAAAGCACAGCGATCAACCCCGTTGTTATTATGCGCCCGAATTGGATTATATTCACATGACTAACAAGATTAATTTTAAAAGTAAAAAATCTTGTGCAAGTTTTGAATACTATTCTACTTTGTTACATGAATTAATACATTGGACGGGACACAAAAAAAGAACTGGACGCTTTGAAAAAAACTTAAAATTTTTTAAAGATCACAAGCGTAAAGAATACGCGCTTGAAGAGTTAATCGCTGAGATCGGGGCAAATTTGCTTTGTATTCAATTTGATATGCAAAAAAAGGTCAATAAGAACTCACTAGCTTATTTAAAAAGCTGGATTTCAGCGTTAAAAAATGACGATGTATTTATTTACAAAGCATTATCTCAAAGCGCAGGGGCTATTGATTTCTTAAAGAAAAACTTAAAAGAAAATAAAGCCAAAAAATCAGCATAAATAGATACCAAAAAAGACTAAAAAGGCGGGTTAAATACCCGCCTTTTTTTATGCCTATTCTAAAAATTTCAAGTGATTTAAAAACACCTGGAACAATGTTAAAAGACTTCTAATGAAGCGTGAAAATCAATTTTATAATTGGATTAAAGACAATTCAAAAGGGCTTTATTTAATTAAGATTGAGCATAGTTTAAGCGTTGGAATACCCGATTTAATGACTATTTTAAGCGGTGTAATTAACTTAATTGAATTAAAACAAATCAATAATAATACGCTAGAAAATTGGGGCTTAAATAAATTTCAAAGGGCGTTTCATATTAAACACAATCAAGCGGGCGGGCGTTGTTTTATCTTAGTTAATAGGGTCACGCAAAGTGATCTTAAACTTTTAAGACTAGGGGCGGGGGGATTTTCTCACATAATCACGCAACCAAAAACAAGCGACGGGCTTCAAAATATTTTTGACGCGATCAAAAACTATAAAAATTAATGTGTTAATTTCTAATAAGTGATAACGCTTAGCTTATCACTTATTACAAAGTCTTATAAACTCATGGAGCGTGGGGCATTTTCCCATACCCAACGCCCGAAGGCTCAATACTCAATCGGAAATAGTTTTTACAAATTCCTAGAAAATCACGCAAAAATAATATAAAATATATTCAGATATGTGTGAATACGTAAGTTACTTACACGTAAGCAAGGAAATAACATTTGAAAAAAATTTTATAAAATTTTAAAACTTTAAGGTTCATGGATCATAAAAATTTACCAACAGATCAATTACGAGATCGTGTAGAAAAGGCCTGGCTTCAACACATAAAGTTGTGCCAAGATAATTTTTTATATTTTGTACGAGAAGTCTGGCCAGATATTGTGATGAAACAAGAAAAAGATCCTGAGAAGTGGGGTCATCATCAAATCATGGCGCATGAGTTCACAAAGATTGCAACGCAAAAAAAAGGGAGGCTCATTATCAATATGCCTCCAAGGCATACTAAATCTGAATTTGCTTCCTTTTTGTACCCAGCATGGATGATAGGGAAGTTTCCAAAAATGAAAATTATGCAGGTGACACACAATGCAGAATTATCAGCAAGGTTCGGTGCGAAAATTAGAAACCTTATGGATACGCCTGCTTACAAACAAATATTTGGCGATGTGTTTTTAAGACCTGATGCAAAAGCAAAATCAAAATGGGAAACCAATCATGGGGGTGAATATTTTGCTGCGGGTGTAGGAGGCTCGATCACAGGTCGTGGTGCTGATTTGTTAATTATTGATGATCCTCACACAGAGCAGGATGCACATAATAAACAATCCTTTCCTAGAACATATGATTGGTATTTATCGGGACCCAGACAGCGTTTGCAACCTGGCGGATCAATTGTTTTAGTTATGACAAGATGGGCCACTAATGATTTAACAGGTCTCCTAACAAAAGCTGAGGATGAACCCAAAGCAGATAAATGGTCTAAAATTTCTTTTCCTGCACTACTTGATGACGGAGAACCATTATGGCCAGAGTATTGGAGCAAAGAAGATCTTGAAAGAACAAAAGCATCAATTTCAATACGAGGTTGGTCAGCACAATATCAACAAAACCCAACTTCAGAAGAAGGCGCATTAATTAAACGTGAATGGTGGCAACCTTGGGAAGGTGCAATACCTGAATTGGAATATGTTATACAAAGTTATGATACTGCGTTTTCTAAAAAAGAAACTGCAGACTACTCTGCTATTACGACATGGGGAATATTTAGACCTTATGAAGGTTATGAAAAAGCATTAATTTTATTAGATGCAGAAAAGGGTAAATATGATTTTCCTGAACTTAAAAACAAAGCATTTGAATTATATAAATATTGGGAACCCGATATGTGTATCATTGAGGCGAAAGCATCAGGACAACCTTTACTGCAAGAGTTCAGACGTGCAGGTATACCTGCCATAGATTTCTCACCAAACAAAGGAAAAGATAAATATACCAGGGTAAATACCTGCGCTGTATCATTTGAAGCAGGGTCTATTTTCTATCCAGAAGGTGAAAAATTTGCTGAAGAGGTCATCGAAGAATGTGCGGCATTTCCACATGGAGAATACGATGACTATGTGGACAGCACGACACAAGCTGTGCTAAGATACCGTCAAGGCGGATTTTTGAAGCTCGATACTGATTATGACGAGCCAGAACCGCTACAAAAAAATTACGTATATTACGGATAGGAGATTTTAAAAATGGCAATTACACCAAGACAAAGAAGAGCTCAAATGATTAGAGAGCGTGGAAAAACTGAATTAACTGGAATTAATCCAAACTCACCAAGAGCAAGATTAGAAAAACAAAAAACGCAAACTACTAAAAGATCTTCAATCACTCCTAAAGAAAGAAGAGCAAGAGACATTGCTTCAAGAGGAGATAATTTTTTTACAAGAAAAAGAACACCACTTAGAACTGGAAAAAAAGCACAGCAAATTGCTAGAGCACAAGCTAATGTAGAAAAAGATTTGCCAAGAGGCACACCATCCCCAAAAGCGATGGAAGATTACAATCCAACCGCAATTGCTAAAGCAATTACTAGAGCAGGAACAACAATTGCTAAAAGTCCAGCAAAAAGTAAACCTGGTGTTGGTGGAGTAAAAGCAGGACTATCTGAATTTGGTAAAGCTTTTGCTGCAGCAAGAAAAGCAGGAAAAAAAGATTTCACATTTAGAGATAAACAATATGCAGCAATTACAAAACAAGAAGTTTCAAAAGCTGGTGCATCAGGTTTAGGTGACTACTTAAATAAATTAAAAAGATCAGAATCTAAAATTGCAAAAGCACCTGGACAGATCACTAAGAAAAAAGGTGGAACAATTACTTTAACAGGTGAACAAAAACAAACTGCAAAAGAAAAAATGAAAGCAAGAAGAAGAGCCATGAAAGGTATGGCTAAGTACCAAGAAGGCGGAGTTGTTGGCGGAGCAGCTGTATCTCCTGAAGAGATGAGAAGAATACGTTTGAAAGAAATGTCAGGCGCAGCAGTTTCAGAAAATGAAATGAAATCAATCATGGAACAAATCAGTAAGCCAGAATCAAGAGATAGATTTTCTAAAGGCGGATCAGTAATGGCTCGTGGCGGAAGAATGGGAAAACAAAAACCTACAAAGCTTTACTAATTTTTCTTTGAAGGTATAAGGGGGAATATGAGTTCTGAAATATTTGAAGAAGATGATACGTTAAAAGTTGAAGATGAAACGATCGAACCAAAGTCAAAAGAATTTAGAATTGAAGGTGAAGAAATCGAAGAAGAGCAAGAGGTTGCTCAAGATAATTTCTATGCAAATTTGGCTGAAGAACTTGAAGATAGCGTTCTTTCAAAAATTTCTTCGCAGCTAAGAGGCGATTACCAAAGAGATAAAGATTCAAGAAAAGAATGGGAAGATGGTTATACATCTGGACTAGATCTTTTAGGATTTAAATACACGCAACCATCAAAACCGTTCAGAGGAGCGTCAGGCGTGACTCATCCACTTTTGTCCGAGGCGGTGACTCAATTTAACGCACAAGCTTATAAAGAATTACTTCCTTCATCAGGCCCTGTGAAAACGGCAATTGTCGGTGTCCAAAATGAACAGACCGAGGATCAAGCTTCACGGATCAAGGACTTCATGAATTATCAAATTACAGAAAAGATGGAAGAATATACAACGGACATGGATCAGTTGTTATTCTATTTACCATTAGCAGGATCTGCATTTAAAAAAGTTTATTACGATGAACTGATGGAAAGAGCCGTAGCGAAGTTTGTTCCAGCAGAAGATATGATCGTTCCATACTACACGACTAATTTACAAGAATGTGAAAGAATCACTCATACTTTAAAAATGTCTGAGAATGATTTGTATAAAAAAATGGAATCAGGATTTTACAGAGATGTAGATATCAAACCATCAACCAATTCACAAACTTCGATTCAGAAAAAGTATGATGAGTTAGAAGGTAAATCTCCGAATCAACAAGCATACAATTACCAAGTTTTAGAAATGCACGTGGATTTAAATTTAGAAAAATTTGAAAATCCAAAAGAGAATGAAAAGAAAGTTAAAGTGCCTTACATTGTAACGATTGATGAAGGCTCAGGAAAAGTTTTAAGCATATACAGAAATTATGATCCAGGTGATAAAACGTTTAAGCGTAAAGAGTATTTTGTACACTACAAGTTTTTACCAGGCTTAGGCTTTTACGGCTTTGGTTTAATTCATATGATTGGTGGTTTATCACGAACTGCAACTCAAGCATTAAGACAATTGCTTGATGCAGGTACACTTGCAAATTTACCTGCAGGATTTAAATCACGTGGAATCAGAATCAGAGATGATGATCAACCATTCCAACCTGGTGAGTTTAGAGATGTGGATGCTCCTGGTGGTAACATCAGAGATCAATTCCAAATTTTACCATTTAAGGAACCATCTCAAACTTTATATAGTTTATTAGGATTTGTTGTCCAAGCAGGTCAGCGTTTTGCAAACATTGCTGATATGGCAGTGGGAGAAGATGCACAGAACCGTGCTGTTGGGACAACCCTTGCTCTCTTAGAAAGAGGTTCACGTGTGATGAGTGCAATTCACAAACGTTGTTATTATTCTATGAGACAAGAGTTCAGGCTGCTCCATAATATTTTTGCTACGTATTTACCCCCAATTTACCCGTATCAAGTTTATGGGGCAGACAGAATGATTAAAGCTGCAGACTTTGATAACCGTGTCGATGTATTACCGATCGCAGATCCTAATACATTTTCAGTCGCACAAAGAGTAACTTTAGCAAATGAGCAATTAAAAATTGCAATGAGTGCACCTCAATTGCATGACGTTAGAGAAGCGTATCGTAGAGTGTATGAAGCATTAGGAACGGAAGCAATAGATAGTTTATTAAAACCTGTTGAACAACCGATTCCAAAAGATCCAGCGATTGAAAATATGGAAGCGATGCAATTGAAAGAATTAAAACCATTTGCGACACAAGATCATGAAGCTCACATCGAAGCGCATGGAGCTTATATGAGATCAAGAATGGTACAAGTGAATCCACAAGTTTATGCAACTTTACAAGCGCATATTTCAGAACACATTTCACTCAAAGCAAATCAAGAAGTTGTAGAAGCGATGGCACAAGATCCTGCATTAGTTGAATTATCTGAAATGGATCCAGAAACATGGACAGTACAATTTAATGCTATGGTTGCTAAACGTGTTGTTGAACTCACTGCAAGCTTAGTACAAATGGAAGGTGGTCAAACAGATCCTTTAGTTGCATTGAAAAACAGAGAGCTTGATTTAAAAGCAATGGATATGCAAAGAAAATCTCAAGAGTTTGAAACAGAAGAACAAAGAAAACAAAACGAAGTGATGATTGATACATCCATTGAACAAGCAAGATTAGATCAAGCGGCACTTGGTCAAAGAGAAAGAATACGAGTTGCAGAAGAGAAACTTGATATTGCAAGAATGAAAGAAATGAATAGGAGAAACTAATGATAAAATGGATTAGTTTGTTATTTGATCGTTCAAAAAAAGAAGCAAAAGAACAAGAAATAAAAAAAGTAGAAGAACCTCAAATTAATTTACAAAAAATGACCAAGGGTGATTTGAAAAAGCTTTATGCTCAAGGTAAAATTAAAGCTTCGCAATTAAAATTTTAAGGAGAAAATATGTTAAAGAAAATAAAAGATGTTATCTGTAAAATCGCATGTAGAATATTAGGAATTGTTCCTTGCATGTGTAATCATGAGTGTGGTTGTAAAAAGAAAGCAAAGAAATAATGCCACTTACTGATAAAGGAAAAAAAATTATGCGTGCTATGAAAAAAGAGTACGGAAAAAAGAAAGCAGAACAAGTTTTCTACGCATCTAAAAACAAGGGAGTTATAAAAGGTGTCGACAAAACAAGAAAAACCAAAAAGAAAAAATAGTGGTGGCGTTAGATCTGGCCCTCCTCCAAAAAGAGGACCTAATCCACAAGGAATTGATGCACCTATTAAATCTATTTTAGAAAAAGAAACCATTGAATACTTTGGTTTAAAAAAAGGAGGATGCCCACATCGTGAATCAGGAAAAAAATCAGACATTCAAGGATACTCACCCATTCAAATTACAGGAAAAAAATTTATCGGAGTACGATAAATTATCCGAAAAAGAAAAAATAATATTTCTTTCAGGTGTATTTGATGGTGAAGGCAGCTTTGGTTACTGGAGTCAGGGCCGAGGAAAGAAAAGACAGCTTCAAGTTAAGGTCGAAACAACAGATTCAGACATGGTTGCACGCTTTCAAGAGTTTTTTGGAGGCACATTTTTTGTTATTGAGAAAAGAAAAGATCATTTTAAGCATACATTCAGATGGAAAATCGTAGGTGAGCGTGCTTGGAAACCCTTAAAACTGATGATACCATATATGTGTCAAAGAAGGAGAGAAAAATTTTATGGCTTGGTTAAACCTATTGGGTATGGCAGTGAAGACTGGGGCTCACATTTACAAAAACAGACAAGAATCGAAGAGATTAATGTCAGATGCCCAGAGATTGCACGCACAAAAGATGGCTGCGGGTGAAATTGAATATCAAACTCTTATAAAAACTGATCAACAAAACTCGTGGAAAGACGAATTCGTGCTTTTGCTCGTTTCTGCGCCCGTATTATTGTTAATTTGGTCAGTTTTTTCGGAAGACCCAGATATAAAAACTAAAATTTATCTTTTTTTCGAATATTTTAAAAATATGCCCATGTGGTTCCAAATTTTATTCATTTCAGTAGTCGGTGCTGTGTATGGAATTAAGGGAACTGAAATAATGCGTAAGAAGTAGTTGCTTTTTACAAAATAATCTTTATTACCTGCTTATGAAAACATTTTGGGAACTCGTGAGTCGTGTTGCGTGCTTCTTATCTAACCTATCATGGAAAAAACTCAATGGAATTAGACATAGAAACCGTAAGAGAAATTAAACGTCTCATCGATAAAAAAATAAACAATGTTAGTGAACAAATTATCTATGGAAGTATAGACAATTATGAGAAATTACAGTATTCTCGAGGACAAATTAGTTCACTTAACCAGCTAAAAGAGGATTTGAGTGAACTGCTCAGAGATGAAGAATGACAAAAACTGATATAAACATAGCGGACAAAGAAGATAGTTTCATTGTTCCAAAAACCAAAGAAGAAAAAGAAGAATATATTTCTTCACTTCCAGAGCCCGTAGGCTATCGATTACTTATCAGACCTTTCGCAGGTAAAACCAGAACCAAAGGTGGAATTCTGTTAGCAGATTCAACCATTGAAACTATTCAAGCAACAACGGTTATTGGTTTAGTAATTAAAATGGGAAATCTTTGTTATAGAGACAAAGAAAAATTTCCCCTTGGCCCGTGGTGCAAGGAAGGCCAATTCGTCATGTATGGAAGATATGCAGGATCTCGTTTTAAAAATAAATGGGGTGAACATAGAATCTTAAATGATGATGAAATAATCGGTGTCGTTCAGAATCCTGAAGATATTGCAAAAATGTTTTAAGGAGGACAGATGGCAGAAGTTAAACAATCAAAAGTAGACATCGAAATCGATACAGATGATGTGAAGCAAGAAGAATTAACTGTTGAGGTTAAAGAATCTGCAAACAATGTAGAAAAGAAAGAAGATCCAAAGTTAAACTTTGGTGAAGTAGATTTAGGGTACACGGCTCACGGAACTTCTGAAGAAGAAGAAAAAAAAGATGAGAAACCTGAAATCAAAGTTGAAGAAAATAAGGTTGAGGATCTTAAACAGGATTTAATAACAGAAGCTAAAGAAATTGAAGGCGAAAAAGAAGAAATGCCTGAAAAAGATTTTGATAGCTTATATAAAAAATATAAATCTCAAAACAAAAGAATAGATAAACTTACTTTCAGACAAAAAGAAGCAGAAAGACAAAAACAAGCTGCTGAAGAATTGGCTGCAGGGATGAAAAAAAAGTTAGATGCTATTGAAAAACAATACAATGTTGAATCTGACAATTATCTAAAAGAATTTGATGCAAGAGTTGATGCACAAAGAGAACAAGTAAAAAACAATCTTAAAATTGCTATTGAGAACAATGATACTGATAAAATTATGGAAGCTAATGATCAGTTAACTCAATTAGCGGTTCAAAAAGAAAAAGCAAGAATTAGAGCTGAGGAAAGAAAATCTGCTCTTGAAGCTGCAGAAGTAGCAAAAAAAGAGGAAGAAGAAAGAGCGAAACAACAACCTCAAGAAGCTCAACAAGAACAACCTACTCCGTCAGAAAAAGCAATGGCTTTTAAAGATAAACACAAAGACTGGTTTGGCTATGAAAAAGATCCTGCGTTAACAGCATATGCTGTTGCGTTAGACGGTCAGATACGCCAAGAGGGTATTGAAGTTGACTCTGACGAATACTATAATGAGATAGAGAAAAGGTTAGAACCTATTTTGACAGCTAAAGGCTTTGCAAAGCCTGCTGAAGCTGTCGAAGCTACGCAGAAAGCAAAACCTGTTCAGACCGTTGCTTCTGCTGGAAGAAAAGAGGTCGGACGCAAAACTGTGACACTCACCAAATCACAGGTAGCAATAGCTAAACGATTAGGTGTGCCACTTGAAGAGTACGTTAAATATGTGAAGGAGGCTCAATAATATGAACGATACTATAAAAAGAACTTCACGCAACGCCGAGGATAGAAGTTCTCAAGCGAGAAAAAAGACTTGGCAGTTACCATCCAGTTTGGATGCACCAAAGCCGCCCAATGGGTACGAGCACAGATGGATTAGAACCAATGTGCAAGGTTTCGAAGATACGTCTAACGTAACTAAGAAACTTAGAGAAGGGTGGGAGTTTGTTAAAGCGGAGGAAGTTAAAAACGATCCCGATATTAACAAATATCCTATTTTATCCGAGGGCAAATATTCTGGTTGTATTGGAATTGGAGGCCTTGTGTTGGCAAGGATACCAACAGAGATCTTAAGACAGCGATCTGAGTATTTCGCAAGACTTACAACAGATCAACTTAAAGGAGTCGACAACGATCTTATGAAGGAACAACACCCGTCTATGCCAATCAATATTGATAGGCAGAAACGTGTTACCTTTGGTGGTGGACGCAAAAATTAATCTTTTTGTTATTACTACTAGGGGTTGGCTTAAATTAAAAACAAACTAATAGGAGTAATATAAACTATGGCAAACGTTGTAGAAAAGTTCGGTCTAAGACCGTACAGAAAACTTGATGGTACTCCCCTAGTTGGTGCTCAAAACAGATATACAATTGCTAGTTCATATGCAACTGCGATTTACCAAGGTGACCTGGTTATACCAGTAACTGGTGGTAACATCGAAAGACATACAGCTGGTAACTCAACTTCTGTTGTGGGTGTTTTTAACGGATGTTTTTATACAGATCCGACTACTCAAAAGCCGACTTTTAGCAACTATTATCCAGGCGGCGTAGCTGCTTCAGACATTACAGGATTTGTAGTGGATGATCCAGACGCTGTTTTCTTAATGGATGCTGATGCGACTTTTGCAAGAGCAGATTTGTTCCAAAACTATTCAGTTACAAACGGAACAGGGAATACCAAAACTGGAATCTCAGAAGTACAACTTGATGTTGGAGCTTCTGGAACTAACGCATCATTTGTGATTCAGGCAATTGACATTTCTCAAGACCCTAATAACAGTGATGTTAGTTCAGCTAACGCAAACATTCTAGTTAGAATAAACAAACACTTTTACCGTGATGGTACAGGTATCTAATAAGGAGAATAGACAATGGCTATATCAAGACAACAGCTAACTAAAGAGTTAGAGCCAGGTTTGAATGCCTTATTCGGCCTGGAGTACAGTAGATATGATAATCAGCATGCTGAAATCTATACTACTGAATCATCTGACAGAGCTTTTGAAGAAGAAGTAATGTTAAGTGGTTTCGCTGGAGCACCAACAAAACAAGAAGGTGCATCAGTTGTGTTCGATCAAGCAAACGAAGCATATACTGCTAGATACACACACGAAACAATCGCTTTAGCATTCTCAATCACTGAAGAAGCGATCGAAGATAACCTATACGACAGACTTGCTCAAAGATACACAAGAGCTTTAGCAAGATCTATGTCAAACACGAAGCAGGTAAAAGCTGCACAAGTGCTTAACCAAGCACAATTCACTGCTGTAACAGGTGGTGACGGAGTACCTTTAATTGCGAACAATCACCCATTATCAAATGGTGGAACGTTCTCAAATGTACTTTCAACTGCAGCTGACCTTAACGAAACTTCATTAGAGCAAGCTCTAATTGATATCCAAGGTTTCGTTGATGAGAGAGGATTAAAAATCGCTCTTAACGGTAGAAAAATGATAATTCCAAAAGAATTACAATTTACTGCTGAAAGA